CGGCCTCAGGGTCGTCTGAGATCGAATCTATGGGAAGCTACGTCAAACTTCCTGAGACCAGGGAGTTTCAAGATTTCCTCTACAACACAGCGGGCGGCACATTTGAAACTTGGATTCATATGCCTGATTTAGATGGTGTTACTAACGGCTATAACCTTCACGATAATAGCACTCTTGGATTATACAGGCTTATACTTGCAAATGAGAACGTAGGTATCTCTGACTCTAGAAGTCCTCAGGCAGATATTAACAACATGCGGTTAGACTCTGGGACAGGATTAGTGAGGGGTGCCATCTTAGGGTTTACTAGAGATAGGAGATTTACTCTTGGCCTCGATCCTAGCAATAACGAAGTGGATAACTCTGTTGATGATCTTGTCTTAGTCCTTGCTCCGACACAGTCTTACGATTCTTCTAGTGCAGGCTTCATTGCCAACAGGCAAGTTAACTGTAATAAAGACTCGTATTACGGGATGGCAGTTCCTGTGTTTGAAACACTAAACGGTAAATCATTATCCTCTTGTGGAAATTCATTTGCTCAGTTGTCTGTAGCCATTGACCCACAAAAAGATCAGGTTAGAGTGTACCTTGATGGTGTTAAACTTTCTACATCGAGTTACCAAAACACTTTCGGAACCACACGCATAGGGGAGACATACAAGGCTCCTTCAATTAAACAAAACAATTCTTTTGAGTATTCTGGTGGCCCTTCACTCGATACTTATTTCACTCCCTGGATTCTTGGGGGTGGATATACTGACGGCTTCTCTGGTGGCAACTTCATGGGTGGTGAGTATGGTGGTAAGATTAGTGGTCTTAGAGGTTACTTAGGTTGTACTAGATTCTATTCAAAGCCGCTTAGTGATGCTGAAGTACTAAATAATTATAAAGCAACTCAGAACTTCTTTGATAATGTTGAAGTTCCGAACTCACTTTGGGAACCTCTTGAAATACCGTAATGCCTAAAATCAATCCAGATATCCCTGCTAACTCTGTTCAATACTTCTCTAATGCTAGGGGCGTTTATTACCTCCCTAGTATGAAGACTGAATGGGAGAGGTCTGGATATCTCCCAAGATTAGATTACGAAAGTGCCTATAGCTTAGTTAATGCTGCGGTGGCTGACGGTAAAATTACTCTTTTGGAGGGCGTTTCTCTTTTACTTACTATGGCTAGGTTAGGTAAAGAGATATTCACAGGTGCCAACAGTGCTTCAATATGGCACTACTACAATGAAAGCGATCACGAAGACTCTGTAAAGAATCTTAAAAAGTTAGGAATCAATTGTGTTAGAACTCCATTAAGTTTCGCAGCTTATGAGCACGATCCTGACAATTATTTAAAAAATGTAAAAAGTTTCCTTACTATCTGTGACCGTCATAAAATTAGAGTTCAGTTTATACTGTGGGATGCTGATTATAGTGACGCCACACTATACAGCGAAGATAAGAAATACACTGAACAACAAGATTGGACACAGCCTGATCTCGGTAGAGAGTTAGCCGTTGAGCATCCTAGAAATCCTTTCCTAGCTAGGGTTGGATCTTGGGGAGGAGTTAGTAGTTTTGTACAAGCTTCGTCCACACCGTATTTAGAAGCGTTAGCAGAGTCCGTCTCTTCTTACCAGTCAATGTGGTGTTTTGATTTGTGTAATAAACCAGTGATGCCAACATACAAAAACTTGGTGTTATCGTCACACAATACTTTGAATCAAAGCTTATCTTCAACGGACATTAAATATACTATTTCTTTTAAGAACGGTATCAACATATTCAACGACACAGGTTATTTGGACAATGGTAAAGGGACTGGACCTAGTGGGTCTTACGAAATTAGAGACATTCAAGATTTTTCTGGTATAATTGATTTTGTATCAGTGCCTTTCATTGCAAATAATGATTATGCTTTTAAGAGATATTTAAATGGAGCAATTAGTGGTGCAGCAGTGGGTGGTATATCTAAACCGTTTATGGTTTATGCAGCCTACGATCCTGAATTGGGTCAGAACTTTAATTCTACTGTAGATTTACTTAACTCAAGCTCAGTTGGGTATTTTAATGATATTGGTATTGTAGATAGTGTTTTTAGTTTTGGAAAGTCTAGAGAAAAGTTTGGAAATATCTATTGGGATGGTCAATATAAAGATTTAAATCTTGCAAGCTCCGTGCTCTCCGAAGCTTCCAGTGTTAACTGGTATAATAGAAAACAGTTAACGAAGTATGGTAGATTAAAAACTAAATCTGCTGACCCAACAAATGCATCAGCAGGGTTTTTCTCAGGCGTTCCTTTAGAGTTAGAATCTTTTAAGGACAACGTTTATGTCTCTGCAAATAAAACTGATTGGGAGCACTTAAAAGATTTTTATGTTAACTCTGGAGATTCACTCAAGGCAGTTATAGGTAAGACTGGTGAAGGCTCTAAAACATTTAGAGCCCCTTATAGTTCTGAATACAATGATTCCATAGAGTGGAATGTCTTAGCCTCTTCTTTCTTTAGAAACACTACAGAAGAGAACTTAAGAATACTTCATAATTTTGATACTTATTTTCCGCCGCTATCATCCTACACCTATGCGACGGGTGGAGAGAATTGGCAGAAGATAAACAAGACAATTGTATTAAGAAATGGGTTTTTACAATCATTAGCTAAGTTTGTTGCTGACTATGATTCTAGCTCAGTGGGGTATGCGGAGTTAAGAAATACTGAGTATGATACAAATCCCATTCCTGATTATGAGCGAGGAGAGTTAACTGAGTTAATAGAGGTTATGACAAACCCTTATGATCTCACAGATAGAAATCCTACTACAGATAGACTTAATAATATTCTTAGCATAGCAACTCCTAGCTTCCTCGCAAATGTTTTTTATGACCCCGACGCCGATGGAGACTATAGAATTTATTTTGATAACTATTTTAACAAGTTGGTGACACAACTTAAAAAATGCTTTATGTGGTTGTATTGGAAGGGTTCAACAGATTCTGAGTTTAAGGTAGTGAGTGACTCGTTCTTATCTGAAATATCTTTTGAGCCTTCATCTATTAGCTCTGTAGAGATTTATACATCCGCAGTGACAAGTGACGATGAAAATCCGAGTGAGGACGCCTACATAGCGGGTAGCTTGTCCTCGGTGCAATCTCCGTTATATTCTGTTGAGGTATACAATCCTAGTTCTCAAGAGTGGGAAGATTCTTTTGTTTTTGTAGTATCTGGGCAAAGTAGAGAAATAATATATCAGCAAACTGTTGATTCAAACTTTTCAGGATATTGGGCACCTAGCGGTAGTAGAGCGCCCGTTAGCTTTACAACTTTCGGAGCAAGTGGTATGGCTAAAGTGAGAGTAAAGAAGACTGGCGGGCAGTCAATTTCATCTGTTGAAGTGTATCCGAAGAGGTATTACAAATACAGACCACCAACCACATTCACGTATGGGAGTGATACATCTGGTATAGAGTTAACTGCTTATATTGGGGATAAGTTATATCTTGAGATTGATAATTCGACAAGCTCTCCTTTGTGTATTTTTGCCGATCCATTTAAGCCGCCCATACCAGAAGGACTAACAGATTATCAGGGTCAGACTAGGTTAGATTATATATCAGGGACTGTGGATTTAACATCGTCTACTGGAGCTTGGTCTAGTATACCTTGGGGTAGTTCTGTATTTACTAGCTTACCCCCTTCATTGTATTTTGGCCCTGGAGTTCACCTTGTGAGTGCAGGATTACCAGTATCATCTAACTCTACAATTTACGTAGACGCAAATGCCTATATCATTGGAGGCTTTGACGTTTTCAGTGGGTATGATTGCAAGTTTATAGGCAGAGGAGTTATATCTAGTGAAGCTTACCCTAGATCTTTCATAAAAAATGAAGTATTTGATAATGTAGCATCGGTTGCTTGTGGATTTTATCTACCCATAGGTATGAGTGTATCGACGACTTCTCCATATAGCCTAAATGCTACTAAGACGCCGGGGGCTGTAGTTGAGGGTTTGGTCCTAGCTAATCAAGCTTTCTATGGAGTCGCACCTAATACATGTAATAGTTTAAATCACTGTAAACACATTGCTCCTTGGACATATAACTCGGACGGCGCGACTCCTTACCCTAGATTGCAATATAGTTTTGCTTCAGTAACAAATTGCATACAACTTTGCGGAGATGACCCTAACTTACCTTTCGGTAATCGTTACAAAGGATCAACATATTATAGGAATAATTTTGTAGGAAATTACAGATCCTCAATATTCACGACTTACTTTGGTGGAGGGATGGTCAATAAAACTGTTGTCAAAGATATTGATGCTATTTGTTATGCATTCTCAGGGAGCAATCACCAATTTGGACCTTTCTGTCCTGGTGCTTTGCTTAACATATATGTTGACGCTCCATCGAGTTTAAGCTACGATACTGGTTTAAATAATGTAGATATTTTTAACATTGACGTTCGAGGGGGTGATGGTTCTGCTGTTTACATGCCCATGTTCCATATAGCTAACCAAAAATACATCTTCCCAGGACCCGCTCAAAAAGACGCTGTTGGTGTAATTTCTGGTATAAACATATCTCACTGGAACATTTCTCCATCTGCTCACATACCAGAAGTAACTACTACAAGCTCTACCATATATGGGCTATCTGCCGGACCGTTACCAGGACAAACACATCAGGGAGAAAATAGACCTAGAGATATAACTTTCACTAATTACAAGATAGGTTCCAATCTCTTCCTTACTCCTGATAATGTTGATGACTACGTGGCTTGGGTAAACCCCACAAGCTCACTTATAAGTGTAACAGATCCAGACTCCGTAGATGGTTCTAGTGCAGGAATAGTATTCAAGACAACTTAAAATGGCTATCTCAAATAACGTTAAAACTTATGGGGCGATTACCCCCTCCTTGATTCAAAACGCTACAGTTCTAAAAGACCCAAGACTGCAAGGTCTAAACTATCCCATACCTAAAAATCCAAAAAATGGTTATTTTGGTAAGACCACTAATCTGGAATTAATTAAATCTAATTTGTCTTCTCTGATCAGAACTGAAAGAGGTGAAAGATTTATGAGACCAGATTATGGATGCAATCTAAGAAAGTTTTTGATGGAACCCTTAGATGAAATTACTTTTTCTCTGATAAAGGAAGAGGTTGTAACTTCCATACGTAGATATCTTAGCACAGTTGCTATAGGAAAACTTCAAGTCTTTGAGACACGAGGTGGGCAGTTGAAGGTTAATCTGTTCTGTTCCATTAGGGATGCTGTCGCAACAGCTTTTAATATCGGAGTTAGAATATAATGGTAACTTTTTCGGGAACAGTTGATTCAGATTTTCTAAAATTAATACCTTCTGAGCTTGATAATAAGCAGAAGTTAATTGATTACAGTGCTTCAGACTTTGAAACTTTAAGACAAAATTTAATAAAGTATGTCAAAGCAACTTTTCCGCTAGATTATAATAACTTTGAAAGTTCTGATTTTGGAGTTCTTTTGATGGAGATGATGGCGGCAGTTGGTCACATTCAATCTAATAAATCAGATTACCTTGCTAACGAGAACTACCTGGGGACTGCACGTAGTCGAGACAGTGTTAAGAGACTTTTAGAAACGATTGGAATTAGGATGAAAGGTCCTATCTCTGCTGCTGCTAATGCGTCCATAACCTTCACTCCTCGGATAGTAACTAACCCCTCGTCGGTTATTGTTGAAGCTGCAAATAGAGTAATCAGTATCACTTCTCCTGAGGATAGCGGCACTTTAAGTTATACACTTTACAAGGTAAATTCAAACGGAACTGTAGATTTATCGGACACTAGCGAGGATTTAGAATTTAACGTAAGTGCTTCTCCACAAGGTGTAGTTACTATCACTGACGCTGTCCTCCTTGAAGGCTCTCTAGTAGTTGAGACAGGATCCTTTACCAGTCCTGAGTCAATTAAGACGGTTAACCTATCCCAGTATCCTTATGTGGAGAGGAGTGCTCAAGTCTATGTTACTGGGAATTCTAATACTGAGGGCGTTTACAAAGAAGAAGAGAATATTTACTTTGCATCCGGTCAAGACGATAAAGTATTCCAAGTAACTACGGACGAACAATTTAGAGCTTCCATATTATTTGGAGATGATTCAATAGGGATGTCACCAGCCATAGGGGACAACTTTGTGATTACTTATCGGGTAGGAGGTGGCACTCGTGGAAACTTAGCAGAGAGTGTTATAAATGCTCAAACAACTGTAATAGCTAAAGCGGGTGCTGCTGAGGAGTCTATTGATAATGCAGTTGTAGAGAATACTAGTATCGCAACAGGTGGGCGAAACGCAGAGTCTGTTGCTCAAGCAAAAAGATACGCCCCCTTATATTTCAGATCACAGGATCGTTTAGTCACTCTACCAGACTTTAAAGCATTTGCTAATTCATTCTCTTCAAATTACGGATCCACAGGCAAAGCCACGGCAACAGTGAGGAGAGCCTTCTCTTCTGCAAATATTATTGATTTATTTGTTCTTGAAAGAGGTTCTGATTTACAGCTAAGGAGAGCCACTCAAGAATATAAGCGTCAACTCTTAGAAGCTATTGAGCCTAAAAAGATGTTGACTGATGAGGTTGTTGTTGTTGACGGTTTAATTAGAACTTTAGATCTTTACGTGACTGTAACTGTGGATGAAAAGTTTAAAAGAACTGAAGGTAGGATAATTCAAAGTGCCAGGAATTCCATATTAAATTATATGAGAATTGATAATACCGACTTCTCAGAGCCTTTTGTTCCTCAAGATTTGATAAGGTCTCTTCTTATTGATGAGACAAACATCAGATATGCTACTGTGGATAACGTAGACTCTACGATAACTGTAGGGTTCAACGAGATTGTTCAGCTAAATAATTTAGTAATTAGGGTAGATTACGTATAATGTCAGGTAAGGCGTATTTAAAAAATCAGAATTTCTTTAAGAGAAATTACTTTGAAGCATTAAAGTATATTCTCCCTGGATATTTGTATGAGGATGATGTTGCAGAGACCCCGAAAGCTGACGACCCTATTGACACTATTATAAACTATCACATTGACGTAGCTAGTAATTTTTCTTCTATTTTAAATGTTAGGGCTGTCCCAAATTCTTTATACAGTTCAATTAATTCTTTTGAAGGTATTGCTCCCTTCTTTGTAAAGCAAAATAATTTAACAAACGTAACAACTCAAAACTTTGAAAACAAAGTAATGAGCTACCTGGGGTCTCAATTTAAGAACTTCGGAACAGCAGATGAGTTTGCTGATTATGCAGAGACTACTATAATCCCTGCTATAAATCTTAACAACCCAGATACTACTATTTTTTCTAGTATTGGAAATGCATCTGCAATTCATAACTATTTAATTACGAATTTGTCTTGGTTGTATTTCTTGAATACTTCTGGCAATTCCTATGATCCGTCTTCTTACGTTAAAGATGTTCTTGTAAGCAGTCTTTACAAAGGTGACTCATTTAAAATAAATGATGGTATTAAGGGTCTTTCCGAACATCTTTGGAAGAACGACTTATCTTCTTACTACCCTTCTTTATTCGCCAGTGGTGATAGGTCAGATTTAAGCGGAACTCAACAACTAGATAAGCTTAAGACTTGGAATGATGTTATCTACTCTCCTTTATATTCTGATAGCTCAGACTTCAGAGTTAGAGACAAATTTGAAATATATTTAGACAACGGTTTAAAATCTACTAATAAAATTGAAGATGGTCCTTTCGCTAGACTTATAAGAGCTTTATCTTTCTTTGCGTTTGATATCAGTAATGAGACGGAAGAGATAGCGACTCTTTACGATATTGACGATTGCCCTGATGATTACTTACCTTTAATCGCTCAATTAATTGGATGGGATCTTTTTGGAAGTGATCCTAATAAATGGAGACTACAATTACGTAATGCAGTTCCTATTTACAAAGCAGTAGGTACAAAAAGATCTATTCAAAGCACTGTCAATACTGTCTTCCCAAAAAATACTTTTCCCGTAGAATCTAGACTCACAGAATTATGGGAGTCATATGTTCCTTACTTAATTTACTATGCATTAGCGACGGAGTCCCCTTACTTTAAAAGCTTTGAAACTTGGACTCCTGATCTAGCTATGGACATGAAGGTTAGGACTTACTCTACTTCAAGCATGGATGACAACATCCGTTTAGCTGTTGATAGAATCCTGTTAGAAACTATTAGACAGTTCCCTGACAACTTCCCAATAAATGTTTGGTTGGAGGAATACAATTCTATATTTAATTACAGAGGTAGGGATTATACTATCCCTCCTTTTGAAGAATACCCTTATTACGTAAACACAGAGCTTGACGCTAACATGGTCACTTTTATAGCTGACCGTTTAGTTTGTTTTGGTGTTAATGAACCTTTTGCTCTTCAGGTAAGTTCTTACATAACTGAGAATGCTCTCAATAAAGATGATGAGGCTAGGTTACGGTCCTGGTTAATATTTACTTCTGGATATAACGCACCTCAAAACTTAGATAATTTAATTCGTAATTTAAATGATAACAGATTTGATTATGCTTCCTTGTGGTCTGGTAAGTCTTCTCACTTTAAGTTAGTTTTAGAAGCTTCTGAGTTTGATTTTACGAAGAGGGATTTAAGCAGAACGGATAGTGCTGATGCGCTATCATTCATATCGCAGTCAGTGAATAAGTTTTGTCCAGCGCACTCAATACCTATCATAACTTTAGAGGTTTCTGCGGGGCCTGATAATTTAGGATTTGAATCAAGCTGTCTTCCTCACATATACTTTGATCGTGAAGAGATTGATGTTGGTGCTGGCAACAATACTTTTGCATCAGGTATTTACCTAAACACTTATAAGAGAGGTATTAATACAGGTGGTAATGTAATAGGTCGATCAGCTACACAATCTCTTGTCTCTCCTGAGTTGGTGGGTGTGTCTACTATAGGTTCTATTCCTAGAAACACTTCTAGGAGAAGATCTTTTGAAAAAGTGATGCCCTTCAACGGTTACTACGATAGGACTGGCTTTAATAT